TCAAAATCAGCCGATACTGAGCCAAATATGGTCTGTGGCTGGCCTATAGTGCCAGCAAAGTATAATCTTTGCTCATAGAAGCCAACGGCCTTTGGGAAGCCTTCTGAACCGCCAAAAGCCCCTAATGACCATCTGGTGTTAGCGTTGCCAGAACCTACCGCACTATCAGGCAATCGTGAGTTGCCATATTGGTCTTCATGCACATCAGCCGTAACCTCTGTTGCGCTTGTAAATCCAGTAATTTTTACATGACCGTGTTCATCATGCAGATATTCCCAATCAATAGCACCATATGTTTCTGTGCCAGTCAGATGCACTGGCGGCGTATTTCCTGATGTTTGTGTAGAACCCGTAACTTGTTTGTAAACATGTCCGTTAAATCTTACTGTCGAGTTGTTTGCGTAGCTTGTGCTTGCAGCCCACTCATCATGTTCAATCTCTAATATCTCGCGGAAACGAATATATCTGCCGACATCATTGCTTGCGAACAAACTAGCTGATGCTGTGATTGTTATACCGCTACCAGTAGCCGCAGACGCATACAATGTTGTAGTCGTGTCGTTTTCGTCTAACCAGGGGCCATCAACAAAATCAATGTCAGTCAGCGTAAAGCTGGTAGCTGTTGTGCGTGTTAGTTTGGCTGGTGCATGGTCTTTGTGCGCTAGGTACAAAACATCAGCAGACTGCGCGTGGTTAATTTCAAAGATGTCTGTGACTGAGTATGTGGTAGCAACCTCAACAATCTCAGCAGACGCACCAGCACCAACGCTTACGTCTGCACCTGTTGTTGTTGCTGTCTCGCCAGATGTGCCACCAGTGATAGTCTCACCACTTTGGAATATTTCCGATACGCTGGTTAGGTTCATAGTTGTGCCATCGTCTGACACATATACAGCCGTAGCACCTGACGTACCGCCAGTGATTGTCTCGCCTACGGTAAACGCACCACTTGCGCCAGTAATGCCAAGAGTGGAGTTGTAGGCATCAAATCCTGTGCTATCTATGCCGGATAACTCAAATGTATTGGATGTTGCATTGGCTACAGTAAATTCACGATTATTCACTTGCGTCATGTCTGTAACACCAGTAACGAATATTCTGTCACCGTTTGTGTAACCATGTGAAGCAATCGTCATCACAGCAGGGTTAGCCTGTGTAATTCCTGTGACATTTTGTGAATTGCTTGTTAGCAATCCGCCGTCCTTGTAAAAGCGAATGTAGTTGGCACCGAACTCAAGCACATAAGCCTGTTCATCGCTGTACTCAAAATCAATCAGCCTAACCTTGCCACCGTCCTTAGAACGCCCAGCAAAGTATGTGCCTGGTCTGCGTGTAACGCCACCAGACGGGAACACAACCATGTTGTTTAATGTCTGTGCCGCCTCATTATATTTCTGTAAATCAATACGGCCTTCTAGCTTTGGGGATATTTCACCCGTGCGGAAGTTGGTGATAATGCTGGATACACGGGCCATATTTAGAACCTGATGTTAGTGTATGTGTCTGCTTGTGGCTGTTCTGGATAGCCTTCCATAGCATCAATAGACTTAGCCTCTCTTAGTCTTTGTTCATACTGTGCGTTCATAGTTTGTGCGACAGTGCCGCTGCCTGTGATTGCATATGCAGTCTCAGCCGCCAGTCTGTGCGCTATGGCTGATGAAAGCAGTGAGTCGTACTGTTCTGTATCTTCAACACGCCCAATATAAACAATCCGGCATGTACCCTCATTAGACAGTATCTTCCTGCCTTCAATCTTATACATCACATTGCTGTCATAAGCTGCGATGTCACTGTTTACGTTTGAGTCAAAGAATGACAGAACTCTAAGGCAGAATGGTTCTGTTGGTAATGTGTACTGGTAGGTAAATCCAAAAGCGGGTGCTGTTGCATCTTGCGCCAGTTCTTTGCGCGTTACAGCTATGTTCCAGGGATGTGCGCGTAGCACAGCATCACGCACTAATTCATAATTACGATTGCATAGTCTAGCTTCTTTGGAGTTCTGGGTCAGTGCCGTAATGGTTGCTGCACCTAGTAGGTCTAGGGCTTCATTACATATATCAACAACTGATGGCATGATTTACTAACCTTTCAACTCTTATCAGTACACCCAGACTTGCGTTGCTATCGCCACCTCTGAATTTACCGCGCTTTCTATACGCTTCCCTTGCAATCACTTTTAACTTCTCTGTAGGTAATAATACCACAGTTTCATCATCAAGTACGAACGCCCAGTGTGTTGCCAGTGTTGTAGCTATGCCACTAGGCTTGCCCCTACAAGAAAACTCCACAAACACATTCCCAGTTCGTGAAGCTACAAAATCCCTTTTCACCTCTATGGTGTTGTTACTTAATATGTCGCCTAGCCACCTCTCAGCTATTTGACCTACTTCTAAATCCCAACGGAAATCTCCGCACGGTTTCATCATATTGCCCTCCAGCATGATGAGTTATATGGGGGCGGTTTCCCGCCCCCACATGATTTAGTTTACGACGTATTCAATGATGAATGACATGTCGCCAGCAGTACCACCTGTTGCAGAAAATGTTGCTGCAATATAGTAGTATGCTTCGTCACCATTTGAATCGCCAGCCATCTCAAACAGTTGCTGTCCGATGGTGTTGATGTCGGCCTCTTCATTACGCAGGTCAGTCATAGCTGCTTGGTCAGCAACCAGAGTGCCAAAGAAGTCTTCATCTTTCACCGCACCAGCAGTTGTGTAGATGCCAACATTGAATGTGCATGAACCGCCCAGTGTGTCGCTACCAACCTTCAGTGAGGTGATAGAGGCATTTGCTGGAATAGGCGCAAACATAACAATGTCGTTATCTGTGCTGTCGCCAGCCGCCAATGCAATGGTTCCCTGTGCTACACGGAGTACACCGTGCAGGTTGTGGGCAGCATTAGCAACCTGTGGAGTGGCTTCAAAGTTTTCTACGAGTGTAGAGTTTTTAGTAGTCATCTGTCACTCTCCCTTAAGCCGCTTCGTCACAGTCAATCTGGACAACTTTTTCTTCTTCCATACGAGTGGAACCGATTGACATGCAATAGTACACCTGAGTTGCATAGCCTTTGTCGCTACGCTCATCAATACGCGCCATTACGTCACGGCCCACTGCCAATGCAAGACCATCCTCTGCCCATGCAAAGCATGAACGGATGTTGCCAGATTTAGCGAGACGATTAGTTACGATGAAGTTGAAGCCCATGAACTGATTGACTTCACCCTGTACAAGTGCCTTCACAGTGTTGAAGTCGCTTGAAGTGACGTTTGTGTCAGCCAAGAGTGCTTCAATCTGGTCAGGGCCACATGCGATGTAACGTGGGATAGATGGGTCAACATCTGCCAAGTCGAGAATCTTCTTGGCTTCACGCAACTTTGCAAGTGACATGTCAGCAGAACCGTTAGCAATTTGCTGCGCTGCTGGCAACGCTGTTGAGGTCGAACCAGTCTCACCAGTAAATGCTGTGCCGAGTGCTGAAGCGATAATTTCATCGTCCATTGCGCGGCCCATAGCTGCGGCAGCAGCTTGTGCATATGCTGATGTTGGGTCGATAAGCATACGAACCTTGTCTTGGTCGTCAATCAGGTCTGCATACTCATAGTCTACGAGTGACACCCGACGACGTGCGTGTGGGGTATCAATCTGTGGTGTGTCAGCATGGCGAGTTGTACGCTTCTGCGCAGTTGCCTTACCAACCTGGTCAAAGAAAGCATTTTTGCCAGTCATATTCTCTACGCGCACCGCATCACGCAGACGGGAACCCATCTGCTGCGATAGCATCTGCACGTTTGCAGAATACTGCTGGACAAATGCCGTGGTTACTTCTGTGGACATAGCGTCCTCCTTTTACACGGTTACATTTGAACTTTTCGGTGCGCTACCCTTTCGGACACTCCTGGTCTTTTCAGCCGACTTATGGCCCCCATCTTTCTGGTCGTCAGCAGGACGAGTTGCCTCGCTACCCCGCATTACCCACTCATAGTAAACGTCTGCGAGTAGGTGTGGATTGAGTACGTCACGCTGGCTACCAAACTCGACAGCTAGTCGTAGGCACTCAAGCCGAATATCTGTGATGGAAAGTTCATCATCCATGTAACTGTTCCATCAAATGTTGCATCCGTTCTACAGCCTTGTGTCTCGCAATCGGGTTTTTTCTATCCCAATAAGCATGAGACTTATCATTCATAATGGCATCAATCTCAGCTTGCGCTGTGGCTGGTGTCATTACATTTGACTGTGACATTTCTGCAACAGTGTCTTCACTGGTGACAGTTTGCCTAAAATCTGCAATTTTTGCAAATGCTTTAATAAACTCAGCGTTATCGCCCAGCTTTGAACCATCTGCTAAAGTGATGTTAAACATCTCAGGGTCTGCAAATTCTTGCGCTACCTTTGCAGCCGCCTCAACCTTTTGGTCAAACGCACGGCCCCACTCACTACGCAATGATTCTACAGTCTGTTCCTTTGCAGCCTCCGCTAACTCAAGAGACTGTGCGCCAGACTGTTCAATGCTACTCTTGTAGTAATCAAGAATACCCTTGGCTTGGTCTGGTGAAAGGCGCAGTTTATGTGCAATATCTGCGTAATCTGTGGCAACTTCCTCAGTAATTACGTTGCCATCGACTTCAATGTTGTAACCCTTTGGGTCTTCTGGTCTGCCTAGACGGTCATAGATACGGTCTAGGTCTTCGTCTGTTGGGTTGACTGGCACTGCAATCTTGTCTGCACCAATCAATCTTTGCGCGTTCACATAGGAACGGGCTAGGTTTTCAACATCCTTAATAGGTGAAATGCTAGGATGTTCGCGTAGTTCCTCTGGTATCATGTTTAGAAACTCGTTACCAGACCCGCCTGATGCTACCTCAGATGGTGTCTCCATCATTGGTGCTGCCTCTGGCTGGGCTACCTGTTCGACTGCTTCTTCTGACATTTATTCCTCTTTCATCATGTTGTGGATATGAAGGATAACAGCACGTTTCCCTTCCTCAAATGCTGTGGCGTTTGCATCGCCAGCAACATAGCTTGTGGCACGATAGTTACACCGCGCCTCTAGGTCAGCTAATACTTTAACTGAACTATCTGTATTAAATGTTTGTCTGTAAAGGTCTTTTAGTTTTTCAATCTCAGGTGTCACTTACTAACCATCCTGGACGCTTGCGCTAACTGTGCTACATTCTGGACATCCTGCTGGTCTTGCATCATCTCCATCTGTGCTTGTTGTTGCGCTGCACGTTCCTCTCTAACCTGTTGTACCTCACGTTCCGACTTCAGTGCTGTCTTTGGAACGCCTAGTGCATCAGTCACATGCTTCACTAATCCATCTGCGTCAATGTGGTCGCCTACTGGAATTGCCTGTGATAGCGGCATCAATATCTCAAGTGCCTTCATTGTGCTGTTTAGGCTGCTTGACTTCTGCGCACGGGCTAGTGGCGATACATACTCAATATCCACATCACGCCCCTGTAGGATTTCTGGTGGCGTTGGAAGCATATCACCGCGCAACATCAACGCAAACACACGGTCAATCAAAGGCCGCAGCATCTCATTCATCAGTCTACCCAGCACAGGGCCAATGACTCGCATACGTTCTTCCTGCCTTTGAACAACCTCTGTGGCTGTCATGTTAGGCGACTGACCGCTAAGAAGCTGGTCAACATAGAACGCTGAACGGATAGCTGCACGGCGTTGTTCTTCCATGTTCAAGCCAATAGGAATGTTCGCGCCTGTGTTCAACGGCGTAATCATGTCTCTTGTGCCGCTTCTAAAGAAGTTCAATCCCCCAGGCTGCGTACGGATGGGCAAGAGGAAACCATCGTCAGGAACAAGAAGGGGAGGGTCAATCTGTTTCTGCGCAGCTTGGATGATTGTCTTAGACATCAGATTCAACATCTTAACGTCAGGCAACGCAACCATCGCTGGGGAACGCCCCATTGTCTCACCAGTTGCCTTCAAAAATCGTGGGACAATGTACGGGAACTCTTGGAAGCCACTTTCAGAAAGCAGCCCCTTGCTTTGCATATCAACATAGAACGATGCAAACGGCATGTTCTTGTTGTCACGCTTGTTAGGGTCACGGTTAATACGCGGCACTACCGCATGTAGGATTTCTACTTCTTCATCAGGTTTGTCTTTAAATACCTTGAGGATGTAGTCACTAACCTCGTCAAAGCCAAAGCGTTGCACAGCTTGCCGTGCCGGAATCTTATAGGTTCTGAATACTGTATCAACAATACCGTACTGGTTTTCTTGCACATAGAACTCAGAGATGTGGCGTGTGCTAAACCGCAGATTGCCATCATCCATCTCAGCAAACATGCAACCTGTGCCAAACACAACCAAGTCCACATACATCTCATGGACTTCAGTTTCAAAGTTAGACTGGTTAAATGCCCTCATCATGCGCTGGCTGGTTTCTTGCAACCACTCACGCACGTCATCATCACGCCCGATATTCTCATCCTTCATATCAAGCATGAACCAAGGCGTAGCACCGCTGGTTAGCATCCCGTGCAAACTAGCAGCAAGCAAGTCAACAGCCTGGAGTGCGGTACCATCAAAGATAAGTTCCATCCGCTTTTCGCCTCTGGAACGCTTACGGACAATATCCGCTTTGCGGGGCAGCATGTAATCAGCTAGTTCCTGATAATGCGTGTCCCAGTTATCTCTACGGCCTTTAAGATATTCGTACCGCTTTACCAGACTCTTGATGAAATCTTGCATGTATTACCCCAGTAATGTAGGTGTGCCGCCAGGTGATGTCGCGCTTTTGTCTTCTAGCGCACCAGCAACAATAGTTGCACCAGTTCCTTTGCGGCGTTTGCGCTGCTGCATAGTTGCTTCTTCAGCCAATGCAGCCGCACGTTGTGTGTCTTCTTCACCCGCCTGTGCTGGTGGTGGTGGCGGTGGTGGGGCTGGTGGAGTGTATACCTTTGGCTTTAGGAAAGACATTATGCGCCACCCCCTGTTGGAGACTTGGAACTAGGCTTTAAGTATGTAACACCATAGCCTTCCATCAATGTACCAGCACCGCCAGCGCGTTTGCCCTTAGTGCGGCGTGGGCCACGGCCCAGCATTATATCATCTGGCACAACTTCCGGCGTTACCTCTGGGGTAACTTCTGGTGTAAC